ACCAATAACACACCACGTGCATGCAATTTTTGGGGCTGTTGATGCTCGTTTACGAACTTCTATATGCCCACAGTCAAGTTTATGATAATACGAAACATCACCCCAAGCCCCTTGTTTGTCAATGGAAACAATATTTTTTTGCGGGGCAGACTTTTTATTTATCACACATTTATTGTAGTAATGTTGCGGCTGTGAAAAAAAATGTGATGGGTCTAGATCTCTCACTGACGAGCACGGGGGTAAGCGTCGGTGGGTCAACTCAGAGCATAAAGTCAAAAAATAGGGGCGCAAAACGCCTCATAGAGATTCGTGACGAAATCGTAAAAATCGCAAAAAACGAAAAAGTAGAGATAGTCGCAATTGAAGGTTATTCGTATGCTTCTCAATACTCTCAAGCCCACTCCATTGGGGAACTAGGCGGAGTTGTGAAAGTCGCCTTGAAAGAACTCGGTCTGCCCATAGTCATTATCCCCCCAACTTGTAGAGCCAAATTTGCTACAGGAAAAGGTAATTCAGGGAAAATAGAAGTTATGAGCGCTGTGGCACAGAAAACAGGGGTAATGTTTACAGGTACTGATGGAAGCGACAAATGTGACGCATGGATACTTGAACAAATGACGCTTACATATTTAGGTCTATCTGAATACGAATGGCGAAAAGAACAAATGCTCGGATTAGACAAATGTGATTTCAAGGAAATAGAAAAGGACAAAAATGACTAGGTCGCAACCCATATCTCAGGTGGAAATTGAGTCGGAGATTATGCGCTTGTTGAGTATTCTCGAAGAAGAAACCGAGGCGTTCGAAGTTCTCGCAGTAGATGCCGCAAAAAAAGATGCACTTATGAAAGGCAATTGGGCTAAAGAATATCTAGCCGCCAAAGGAAGTATCAAGGAGCGTGAAGCGTGGGCGGACTACAAACTTTCCGACGAAGCATATTCGTATAAGATTAGCGAAGCGTTAGTTAAATCCAAAAGAGAAAAACTTTTAACCGTGCGAACATCACTGGACGCACTCAGAACATTGAACGCCAATGTTCGTATACAAACAGGATTATAAATGTCTAATATTCACAAAAACATTGAGCACTTGGCTGTTCCGATCTCAGAACTTGTTCACCTAGAGAACAATCCAAGAAAAGGCAACATAGACGCAATTGTCGCCTCATACAAAGAATTCGGTCAAGTAAAACCGATCGTGATTAAAGATAATAAAGATGGAACCTCAACAATCATTGCAGGAAACCACCAATACGAAGCCGCTAAAAAACTTGGTTGGGATAAAATTGCTTGCGTCAAATTTGAAGGCAATACAGAAAGCGCTATTGCTTACGCCCTAGCAGACAACCGAACAAATGAACTCGGCACCACAGACAGCAACATGCTTTTTGAACTCCTTGGAGAGGTCGGGGAACAGTACGACAATTTGATAGATGCACTTGGCTGGGATCAATTTGATTTAGCCGCCATGGAAGGTGATTACTATCAAGAGGATGATGCACCCTACGAAGCACCAGTCATTCAATCAATAACAACGACGGAATCATCAAATAACCCAACTGCTATAAGCACTCAAATGGAAAACGGTGAAACAATGCTCACCGCACCTAAAGGCACGGACATACAGCAAGCAGTAACTCAAGGCGCGCCATCTGTGGTGGCGAACGGTTCAAAAACCATAGTTCAATACACGCTCGTATTTGACAGCCCTGACCAACAACGAAAATGGTACGACTTTATTCGCTGGCTAAAAACAGATCCCGGCACAGATGGAGATACGACAGCAGAGCGCGTACTTAATTTTGTTGACGCACACGCAAATTACTAATTTTATTTTTTAAGTCTCCTCGTTATAAAATTTTTGGGGAGAAAACCCATAAAACTAGACTATTCAAGGTAAATTTAATTGATGAAATACAATCCAATCAATAATCCAGGCAGGTTTCTTCGTTATGGTTCGGGGGCGTACAAAATTTTGTGTTATGCGAGATTTAGAAGAAACAAAGCATTTTCCTCAAATGATTACAAGAAATTTGTTTTAAACAGTATTGATCCCAAGAGATTAGATGAGTCCCTTCACGCACTCACTGGATTGGGCTATTTGAAAAAATACAGGCTTGGAACCCCGTTTAGAACAAACGACAATGGCTCCATAAGATATGTTTACGAAATTACCCCAGGTGGGCATCGTGCATTGGTGGCATTAGCGGAACAGCGTCGCCAAAAAGACAAACGAACACAAAAGCAGAACAACTCCAACAACGGACTCGTTCGTTGGCGTAAAGAACAGCAATTATCTAAATTTTCTATATGGAATAAATAGGAGCGAAATGGAACCCGTCATAATAAAATTAGAAGCGTGGGAATATGAGCACGCCTGCGATGTCGGCATACGCAGATATACCGCCAACTGGGACAAACAAGACGCATCGCACTATCAAGATAAAACTCGCCAAGAAGACAATAGAACCGCACAGGTGGCGTCGGCAGTCTGCGAACTAGCGGTAGCCAAACACACCAACCGTTATTGGTCAGGTCATGTATGGCACGCAAGCGAACACAATAAATATCGTCATATCCCCGATGTCGGCCTTAACATAGAAGTACGCAGGCTCAGAACACGAGATTCCGCCGCAGTACGAAAGCATCAAAACAGTATTGCGAAACTTGTTTTATGGGTCGCAAAACCCGTTATGCCCGAACTACGAGAGGTTCATCTATATGGGTGGATTAGGCAAACCGAAGCGTGGGAGATAGGCTCAGTGTCAGACTATGATTCAGAAAACACTCGTTTAATACATATCTCGCAACTTAATACTCCGAATTACCTGTGACACCCTAAACATATACATAAGCGAGTCCCTCGCTAGATAAACTAAACCGACAAACTACAACTAAATAGAAAGCACTACTAAACTATGAAAAAAATTTCAGCAAGCATTGTTCTGACACTAATTTTCTCTATGTTCACGGCAGGTTCTGCGCTCGCAAACCCACCAGCAGACCAAGGCTCACAAACAGAAAATGGCATAACTGTCCAAGCACTTGCGGATCCACTAGATGAACTCAGCAATGAAGTGCCCTCAGTTATCCTGCCCGTACCTAGCCACCCCGCATCAGGTGAATATCGTTGCGGAACAAGTCAATACTTAAATTTAATTCTTGGCGAAGATGGCTGGAACTATCAATGCCAAAGAGTCGGCAACCTACTGCTGTGGAGATACTACGACTGCGACTTTGGTAGAAACCTTGTCTGCCTAAAAAGATCATCAAACTCAATACAACCAGAAATTCAAGATGGATGGGAGGACTACGGTGGGTACTCTATCTACGGCAATGTTGTTGGATATTACCTAAAAACAAGCACCAACACGACCACCACATACACCTTCCAAATAGCGTTAGATTCGGCATACACACAAATTGTGTACTCGTTCACTGCCAGCCCATACTTTGACTCCAGTTGGAACTGTGATTTGAGATGGTGTTCTATGGGCTTTGATATTTCAGCGCCAGGTAAAAGCCCATTTGCATCTTGGAACAAAGTAAACAAAATAACTGGAAGTTTCTACGCTAGAGCAACTGTGTCAAACCCTAATGGAATCGCCACAAAAGACTTTGGACTAAGAACACTCCCAGGTTTACAAATGAATTGGAACAACAACTAACACCCATGAACCAAAACCGCCGAAAATGCACCGCAAAAACCGCATACAGCGGAACCCCATGTAGACGACAAACCACCCCCACAGACAAATACTGTGCCATACACAAAAGAAAGGACAAACCATGACAAAAATGAACTACTCGGGCAACCACTCCCGATACATCCCAAGCCACACCCAAAACGACAAATATCTTTCAGGGAAAGCCTACAAACCAAACCTCAACTCACCCGTCACTATCACCAAAGCAGACGGAACCAAAACAACCGAAAAAGCACTCACCCAATACGAAATAGACAACCCAAAAATAAAACACAAACCCAAACCCGGCACAAAAGCACACAAACGGATGCTCAGAAAACAAAAAATAGATGAGGGAAATCGCCGCGCGCAAAATTTAAAAACCGCCCCAACAGTCCCGCAACAGATAAACTAAAACGACCATGACCAACACACCGAAAAATACGCCCATGAACATCATGGAACAATTCGCCAAACAAGACGGAAACCACACCAACACCGAAGCATGCGAACACTGCAACGCAGACACGGAAATCAAAATCAAAGACGGGCTAATCCATATGACAATTAAACACGACGACAACTGCCCACTATGGACAACCATCCAAGCAACACGAAAATAAACCCATGACACCCACACCCCAAAATAAGCCCACACCTGGCACCGAAATCCTCCAAGAAGCCTACAAAATCGTCAACCAAGACCGTCAAAAAACCTACGGACACCCAAAAGACGACTACACCAAAGTAATAAACATCTATCAAGCACTCACAGGGAAACAACTCACCCTCACTGAAGCACTACTATTCATGGTCTCAGTCAAACTCGCAAGACTAAAAACCAACCTTGACCAAGGGCAACTCCATTACGACACGCTTCTGGACACCATCGGCTACCTCACCTGTATTAATATGATTCACCAACCAGAAAGCACAACCAATGACAACCCCAAAACCCAAAACCTCGATAGACCAGCAAATCAAACAACTAGAAAAAGAAATAGCGCAACTGGAAAAAGAAAATGAAAAACTTCAAAAGCAACTCAACAGTCCCCCGTCAGATAAACCTAAAAAAAGAACTACAGCCAAAAAATTTGTCGCAGGGCTACCCACGCTATAGGCCAGGAGCAGAAAGGTTGGCAGTCCCGTTTATAAAGCCGGTTCTAGCCTCGTCATGATGCGGCTGCTTGTTCCTTTGTTGTTTGTGATGGTTTTCCTGTATTGGATCTGTGAGTTGTTGTGGTTTGTGTTTGTCACGAACTTCGAGAATGTTGTTGCTTCTTTGTTGATTTGTTTTATTGCTTTGTTTTTTTATTGGTTTGTGAGATTGTTTCAGAAAAAGTAGATACTTGACATATTCTTTTTGTCGCTATATAATTGAGTCTGTAGATTATTTACTAGATTAATATTTACTAGATTAAAAGGAGTGAGATGAATTATAGATACGACATATCACCTGATAGATATCCTTCCACTAAGTGGTTAGTGATTGACACACTCAATAACAATTCGCCTGTGTCGTCTCATGACACTAGGGCAGAGGCGTATAGAGAATGTTTGTTGATTGACAAAAAAGGCACACGGGTAAAGAGATGATTGACATAGCGTTAGAGGTAGAGAAGGTCGCAAAGATAGCGCAACTTCGTAAGACGGAGATATGTAAAGAAGATAATGGCATTAGCGATATGCAGTCTTTCGTTGTCTTTCAAAGAGGTGATGTATTCGAGTGCCGTCAAAGCGGCGTGGACGGGCATCCTTTTGAGTCGTTGCCTGATGTGTTGAGTGAAGCGTTCAGTGACGGGTTAACTGAGTTTGACACTGTCAGCGTTGTCGTTGATAGTTATGTTCGTCTCAAACCTGTAGACCGTATCGGCGATTATCAGAGAGGCGATCTAGCACGCGAATATAAACACAACCCCAATTCACCTGTTTCTGAGGCATTGACTGTGGCGACCTACGGGTATCACGGGGAGAGTGTAGGTAAGTGTGTAACTTATGTTTACAACGATAAAGGTTTACCTGAGTTCACTGTTGTTAAAGAACACGATGAAGCAATAGTAAAATCAGAGTTCGTTGATTATGTAATGTCTAAGTTCATTGACTTTTGTAAGAGGAATAAAACTATATGAGTTTCATCACGGGGTTAATCTTGCTCTTAGCCGGTTTATGGTTGTATCGCATGGGCGTTCGACATGAACAAAGACATGGACGCAAACGAAAATAGTGCTACGGGTGTTATTCCCACGACCGTTTAGCAAGCCCTAAGTCAAACGCCAACTGAGGGTAGTTGCCTATCCTCGTATGGCAGGGACGGCACACAGCGATACAGTTCCCCTCACTAACCGTTGAGCCACCCTGAGAACGACGCACTAACTCGTGAATGTCACGAGAGGGCTTACGGGCATAAGTGACTAAGCCATCATGTTCAGCGAACACAGGACACGCAACACAATACGGGTGTTTGTTCAGCATCATTGCGACAAAGATGCGTCTTTCCACATCAGCAACTTCCCGTTTAGCCGACTTCTGTTTGATTGGTTTTGTGGACCGTTTCAGCGGCGATCGTTTAAGCGGTTTACGGGGCTTCAACTAACGACGATTCCCAAAGTTGACGTTGTCGTTCTTAACCCACAGAACCTTCCCGCACTTCAAACAATCCTCTCTCCAGGGATATGTTTTACGGAACTCTTGTGGGTGTTCACATACGACAGTGCTTCTTTCAACCTTTTCATTAGCCGCAACACGCAGGAACTCCGCCATAGAAATCCCCAAATGTTTGGCGCATTCTTCCCACTTTTGTTTGTCTTCAGTTGAAGCCCGGAACAAAACCTGTTCTTGTGCCGGCGAGGAAAGTTCAGTCCCGTCTTTGTCCTTCTTTTTCTTACCGACGAGCCTGGATCGAGTTGGGGTCAAATCCTTCGCTGCCTCATCGATTGCGATTTCAAGATTGTCTTCTGGTGGCATAATTTCCTCGTTCATTGGACTTCCTCCACATATTCTTCTGCTTCTAAGACTGCATCACGCAAACCGTCCGACCACGCAAATAATAACTTTGGTGCCCATTTTGCGTTCATCCACATTGGGATTTCACCTTTTAGTGCCTGCTCCTCAGCAAACGGGTATTTCTCAGCGAGTTTTCTTTGAACCGCATACGACCGGTCTTGCCAAGAAGATTGTTCATCGAGCCATGCTTTTGCCTGATCCAACTCATCAGTCCCGATCGGATCTTTGTCGAGCCCCAGATGGTTGGCGATGAGGGCCACACACGGCTGCGACGGCATTAGTTCCTGAACGTCGAGATGTTCGGTGTTGATATCGGGGTCGGCGATAAAACGACCCACCAGTTCTACGAAGTCTTCGGGCATACGGGCGATTAGTTCTGTTGTGGTCATGCAAATACACTACCTTATTTCACGATATATCACAGAAAGCCTTTAAAATAGGGCGTTTATGGGCTTGACAATATGACTGTAACGCTATATAATGGAAGTATGAAACAATTAGACAACACTAGACAACTAAACCAAAGAGTTCTATTTGCCGGCGATATCCACGGCGACACGAAACACGCAGAGTGGGTAATCAAATATGCGAGCGAACAAGATTGCACACACATCATCTCCGTAGGCGACTTCGGATACTGGGTTCACCTACCTCGTGGACAAAAGTTCGTAAATCGCGTAGCGCAACTCGCAGAACAAGCACAAATCAAGTTCTTGTGGATTGACGGCAACCACGAAAACCATGACATACTTCGTGACCTCACCGACAAATTCGGTAAGCACGCACCTATCAACACCCCTAACGAGTGGTGTCAATACATCCCTCGTGGGTGTCGCTTCACCATCGCAGGCAACACCTTGATGGGTTACGGAGGTGCGTATTCTGTCGATTGGTTAGACCGTGTAGAAGGCGAATCTTGGTGGCGTGGTGAACTCATCAACCCGTTTGATGTAGACCTACTCTCACCTCAACCTGTAGACATCTTGATGACCCACGACGCACCGTATAACAACGGCGAGAAAATCACATACAAAGATGACATACAAATATCCATCGCACAACGACATCTTGTAAAAGAAATCCTTGACAAAGTAACACCACAATTCCATGTTTGCGGACACCACCATGTTCGTGAAACTTGGTTGGACGGCGAAACTGAAGTCAATGTTCTTGGACGAGACGGCATGGGTGCGGACAGTGTGTTGATATTGGACTTGTCGCAACAGGACGACGAACTAATCTCAGCGAATACACACGCATACAACTATCAACTCGGCGTTGAATTCAACCAACTACTAGAAAGTTACAAGTAATGCGTAAACCAAAAGAGCAAATGCCCCCCGATCGTCCGAAAGACGATTACGAAACAGAAGCCGATCGTCTACTCGCATACGCGCAATATGTAGCAGATACAAAATGCGGCGCAGTAGACCTCGGCGACTATTTTTATGAATTCTCAGGTGATATCACAGTTCTTGTGCAACACGACAGAGTGGTAGCACACAACTTAAAAACCGAAACCGTCGTGGTAGCGAACCCACAACCGCAACAAGCAACGGAAGAAGATTGGGCGTGGGCAATACGATGAGCAAGCAAGCAACAGAACTAGACAACTACGAAGAACTAACAAAACAAAACGAAACACGACAACTAGCAAAAGTTTGGTATCGTCTCACAACATTGTTCCCGACAACACCCCTGATTGCGACCGTCAGCGGAACTGCGTCTGAAAGCGAAAAGCAGTATGGTGCGTTCGCAAACGGTCAGGAAGCATACGAGTGGTATGTCAAGCAACCGTGGACTACGGTGCGTATCAGATTCGTCCCATTACGCAATCCGAATATCAAACGAACATACAACGATTTCTATAACCCAATGCGTCACGAAAATCTAGAAAAAGAATACGATCACACAATAAAAGAGATATAGAAGAACGGAACTAACAAACATCCCAAGCATCACTCACGGGTGATATTTATTGGGAGAGTTTGAGAACTAGATTTTTACCAAGCCTCTTCTTCTTCAAGTTGAACTTGAGCCATTGGTTTCGGTGTGTTCCGAACCGACCCAGAAGCCGCTTTTGCTTTCGGTGCATAATTCCCAGTTTGTCCTTCTGGTTTCTGCTTTCTAACAAATGATTCAATGTTGCCAACGGCCAATCCAATATTGTCGGCCAGAACTTCGACTGTCGATCGTTTCGCGCCGGTTTCCTTGTCGTCCCACGAGCGTTGTTCCAACCGTCCCGTTACTACAACGCGGACACCTTTGGTCAGGACGTTCGCAGCATCATCGGCCAAATTGCGCCACGCAACAATGTTGAAGAAGGAAACCTTCTCCTGTTTTTCACCATCTGTGTCAGTCCAATAATGGTTTACTGCGATGCTGAAAGCCAACTTACCAACTCCTGTTGGTAGAAACTTCAGTTCCGGGTCTGCGGTTAAATTACCAATCAGTGTTACTGGTGATGCACTCACTTCGTATCCTCCTAATGTAAATCCCAACCCTTATGGTTGGGTAGTTGCTTGAATTATAGTCAAGACGGGACTAAGATACAACACATGAGCGCGACAACTCCGGATGAAGCCCGGCTTAAAGTCCATGATTTGCTGGTCGATATTCTTGTTTCCCTGGCGGTCGACGACGAAACGACCGACGAAGAAATCACTGCTTTTGAAGAAGATATGGCAGGTGTGGCTAATTTAGTGCTTGATTCGCTTGGGTTTAAGGTTACATCTGTGGACAACGAAGAAGGAACCAGATTTACAGCAGCAATCGAAATCATCGAGGGGGATCCGCTGGAGGCAGCAGATCTGATCTAAAACGCCGGCTGTTCGACAGTCCCGTCTTTGGCCAATACTTCCGCAATTGCGCGAGCAATGTATTTCTGGGAGAGTTTAAAGGTTTCATGGTGAAGATCGGATATTGCGGTGGTGTTCATCACTTTGTCCCACATGTGTTCGTCAAAAATATTGTGTTTTGCCATCAGCATTTCGTCTATATCTCGGCGTTCGGCAAGCAACTCCACATCCCAATGGTGTCGGCGTTGGAGGTAGGAAACGATATGTGATGCGGCGACATCATCATCGGCTATCTCTCGGTATAACTCATCTAACACCTCGGTGGTAAAACTCATTAATTTGTCTTCTTTCTCTAAAGCATTCTGAACAAACTCAGATAACTCTCTCAATAAATCTTTCGGGATGTTTGTGAGGGGTAACTCTATCTTTTTACCTATGAAATCGTCCCATAAACTGTCGCCCATAAAACAAGAATACCACCCCAGCGTCGGGGTGGTATTCAAGTCTCATCGAGGGGATGTGAGATTTATGCGAGTTGCAACACTGCTTGCTGTGCGGTGATCTTTGCTTTGTTTACCCACGAATTTTCTTCAATGGTTGCCAATGCTCGGTCATTTGCATCGCCTTTACGGTGATGATCAAGATATTCAACGACTGAGTTATAGATACTCCATCCGTTGAAACCATAACCACCGGCATTCTTTTGGGAACCATACAACGCTCGGATAGTCCCCGTGATTTCCTCACGGTTGCGTCGCTGAGGATCGGTTTCAGATTTTTTGACTGGGAATACTGTGTTAAGAACCTTATCTATCCGCTGTGATACCTGAGGGACAGGAATCGCCAACATTTGTTCTGCCATAATCTTGAACGATTTTGCCCACTCGGTAGAGATTTGTAACGCCTCTTGTGCTGTGTTGAGGTATTCATCTGCATTACGGGTGTGTCGTGCGGTGAATAGACGCTCTGCATCCTTGATACCCATAACTACAGTATTTTGACATACTGCCCGAACATCGGTGTTTGCATATCGAATCGGCCAAAAACCATCGTGTCCGTGAGACACAACCAAGTAACGCGCAATCTTGTCGTTCACGCCCGTTGGGTCAATTACTAGAGTCCCCAAGTCAATGCCTGCGAAGAATCGTGCTCCACCCTTGAGGACACCACAAGTGTCAATAACCGCATCGCCCTTTGACGCACCCACAACTGCCATTGCTCGTTCAAGAACTTCTCGGTTCTGGCGAACTTCGTAACGGGTGCCTACGGTTGCGAACGGAGAGAACGAACCATCTTCGTTCATTCTTACAGTTGCCCTGTCGTCCTGTAGGACTACGGGTGTGCCGTCAGGGTTCCTGATGATGTTTCCTTCGTCGTCCACTACTGCGATCTTGGTGAGTAACACTTGGTAGTCCGCTTGTGCCGCTTCCAACATTGCGTCAATGGTTTGAAGCCCGTTCATTGACTTACCGAGTTTGTGCCACGGCGTTTGGTTGCCTGCATACGCAAACCGTGCTGTTCCATCTCTGTTTATCTCAATATTCGCTGCCATCAGATACCTCCTGGGTGTCTGTTTAGTTTATACACAATAGTTT